GAATTTTGTTTTTGAAGTTGCAGGTAAAGATGAATCTGCAGTTGCCACTAAACTCCTCAATAAACGCCCGTAAGAGGAGTTGTACGTCGTTCGTTGTGTTATCTGCTTCATCAATGATGATGACTTTGTGTTTTGCAGTTGAAGAAAGCGAGACGGTCGAAGCGAAATTCTTCGCAGTATTTCTGACGGTATCAAGGAATCTCCCTTCATCGGATCCGTTGATGACATAAAAATCTACTCCTAGTTCGTTACAGAGTGCTTTGGCAACAGTAGTCTTTCCACACCCAGCAGGACCTGCAAGGAGCATATTTGGTATCTCACCTTTATCTAGGAAATCTTGAAAAGTCTTCTTGATGTTTGGTGGTAAAATACATTCTTCAATAGTTTTAGGGCGATACTTTTCAACCCAGAGAAATTCATCACGCATGTTCTTTTTTCACCAAAGTAAATGAACCATCATCATTAGGAATCCATTCTAGCATATCTCCCTCTTTCCATCCAGTCACTTCTAGAATTTCTGGAGTAAAGGTTAAGATTCCGTTTTCATCAACTGTCAAAGTAGTTTTCATTTACACCCAATCTGGTTTTCTGTGTGGCAACCGGAGGTAGTTATCACATACCCATGGTTTAGATGCAATATACATCTTATATTTGTCGAAGATAGATATTGAAGTATCTAACTTGAACTCATCAGGTCCAGCAAAGACAAAAGGTGTTGTATCCTTTCCACTGCGTCCTTGAGTATCTGCTGTAGGAAGTATCTCTTTTGCTGCTAGGAGCGTCTTCTGGCAGGTGTGAACCTTACCATACCGGGCAGTGTATTCATCACACATAGCAAGTCCATGAGCGAGTAACCACTGCCAATTAGTCACAAACTTATTTGCCCAGATAGTACATGGGTGATTACGAAAAGCACCCTTCTCAGTAGCATAAGGAGTACCGTCTGCTTTGGGAAGAGTGCCGAAGTTGTGTCCCCATTCGTCAGAACACACGATAGCGAGCATCTGACACGTCTCTAAGGGCATCTTGACAATGTGCTTGTCGGGTAGAACCATAGCAGACTCCCAAGGACTGGGAGATGTTACAAAAATGTTCATTCTAATGGACGTTCAAATTGATTGGAAACAATGTCAGTTGCCTTCAATTGTTCTTTCATATATTCTACCGCTTTTTGTGGTTCTGTGTCATCACCACATGTAAAAACATCACAAACTGCAATGCCCTTTTCTGGCCAGGTATGAATACTGATATGACTCTCCGCAAGCATAGCAAAACCAGTTACTCCTTGAGGATCGAACTTATATGTTGCTAGATTTAAGAGTGTTGATTTAGATGCTTCTGTTGCTCTGTAGAGCATCATCTTAGTTTCTTGTTCGTCATCAAGCAACTCAAAAGGACAACCCTTTAGAGTAAAAAGAATATGTTTCATTAACTCCCAAACACAGAATCTGGTTCAAGTGCAATGTAGTAAGTCAAATCATGACTTGTAGAGGCGAAACGAGAAAGGAGTTTCTGAGAGATAACAACTTCATAAGTTCCAGGGAGAATCTTGACATTTTCTACCTTGAAGTTAAAACAGAATTCAGAATCAGTTTCTCCAACTACAACAGCAAAGTCATTTGAAGTTTCATTTTTCTTGTCACGAACAACAAGTTTGATGACACCATTCTCACCAATAGCAGCCATATCAGGCAATTGATATACACCTGCTGCCTTGAACAGTTGATGAAGTTGATCGGTGTTTACTTCAAAACAAACATCTTCAGTAGGGAGAGCGATTTCTTTCTCAGGAGGAGTCACAATGACTGCAGGATCTGCAAAGAAATACTTGGAACGAGACTTACCTTCCTTGATAGTTACATAACCATCAGTTGCAAAGTCTAGTTCAGGATTATCGTGCAAGTCAATTCCATTAAGAAATTGATTCAAATCATAGATACCAAAGTCTTTAGGAAAATCCTCAGAGACAGTTGCCTCTGCAAGGATATTTTTCATCACACTGATAGTGCGAAGTTTGTTACCCTCTTTAAAAAGAATAGATTGATTAATAGAAGAAAAGTTCTTCAGGACAGAAAAGGTTTTATCAGACAGTTTCATAGAGGGACGGGTTTTCATCATCATTGTGGATAGGTTTCACGTTGAGCATTTTTGTCGTTGAAATGCATCAGAAGCACAGCATAGTGCAAAATTTTTGTAATGTCACGTCGTGCAGTGCCTTTCTTGTCATAACGAGAAGCATACTTGAGGATATTGCTGCGGCAGAAGGATTCACCATCACCACATGCTTCAATCAAATCAAGTGTTTGAATTTTATCGGAACCAGCAGAGTAGTGCTGATTATATGTTCCAGTAATATAATCTTTCAGTTCTTTGAGGATGGCATCCTCATTGTACTTGTATCTTTTAGAGAATTCCAAGGTATTATTTGAATAAGTATAGTCACCACCAACAATTCTTGAACCAGTGACTGAAGATGAGAAATCAATAATATCAGGGAAACGTCCGTAAGGATTACCTGTCATGCTAATACCATCTCCTTCCCAAAAATCATTCCAGTCTTCTTTTGTTGTTTCACCTGTAGTGCCACCAAGAGTGACAACATCATTTTTAAGTTCATCCATAGTGTCGGATAAGAGACTCCAAGCGTTCACCATATTATATCAATACACAACTGATGTGTCAATACCACCCTCGGAGGGCAGAACAAAGTCAGCATCAACCTTGTCGTACAGTTCCAGAAATGCTTGCTTTGTTTCATCATCAAAACGATTGACACAAACCTGAATTGCTTTTGCCTTGTCATTGAAGATACTATATGCCTTCACAATATGAACCAGACGGCGGGTGCTGATGATTTCTTCAATACCACCATCATAGAATGTCTTACGAATGATGTCTGCCCAGTCACAGAGACGCTTACAGAAGTCGGTATCGCTGCAGAGTTTGGATAGAATGTTCTGCTCAACAGAAGGGGTGGGATATTCTTGCTCTAGAGTCACAGGAAAACGCTCCAGAAACGCTTCATTCAGGACGTTAGTTCCGATAAAGCGTCCATCATCAGAACCTTTACCCTTGGTATTAGCAGTAGCAATAACATTGAAACCAGCAGCAGGTTTGACAAACTTACCAATCTTTTTCAAGAAAACTCCTTTACCTTCCAAGATTGATTGAAGGCAAAGAATTTTGTTGGAAGCCAAGTCAACCTCGTCAAGTAGTAGAATCGCACCGCGCTCCAAGGCTTCGATGACTGGGCCATTATGCCAAACAGTCTCACCTCCCACCAGACGAAATCCGCCAATGAGATCATCTTCATCAGTCTCAATTGTGATATTAACACGAATCAGTTCTCTATCGAGTTGGGCACACGCTTGTTCAACACTAAACGTCTTACCATTACCAGACAATCCCGTAATAAATGTAGGATAGAATAAGCAGGACTTAATAATTTTTTTAATATCACCGAAGTTACCAAACTTGACGAAGGTATCATCTTTATGAGGAATAAGGTTTTGTTTAATTGCAGGAATCGCTGCCGGAGAATTGTAAGATGTTTCCAACTCTTTTACTGCTCCCTTTGTTACTTCCATGTTCCACTTACCACGTCCAACTTTATAGTCAGACAGTTTATTGGTAACTGTTTGGTAATTAAAACCATTCATTGCACACCACCCACGGATGTCACCAGAAGTAACTTCGGAACCGAAGGAGTTCTGGAGTGCTGTGATGATAAAGTCGGATGAGAGCGCCATTTCCTTTTGTCTGAACTGAATTTATTATAAACGAAAAAGGGGGCATTTCGCCCCCCGTGTACCACTGGTTTAAAGTGTCCACCTAAGGTATTTAAATTTCATCACTTGCATCATCCATGCCTGAGCAAGACTCTTTGGCCCTTCAATTAAAACTTTGCGTACTTTGGGATCGGTTTCCATCTGAAGTGCAATTTCTTTCCAAGTCATTTTCATGCCACCAAAGAAATAAATTCGCCAAGAACTTTCTTATTTAGTTTTTTAGTCTTCAAACTCTTAGCAAATGCCGATTTAATTTTTGCTTTGGATGCTCCTTCAGCAACTTCAAATTCAGTGTCTTGATTAAGAGAGGTTGCAGACAAAGCAAAATATGCATCATATCCAGCGGTTTTAATATTAAAAGAACGATGTTTCTGCCAATCAGAAAGAGTCTTTAGATAAACATCACTATATGCTTTACAGTGTTCTCTGATAAACGCATTAGCGTCTCTACCACCAAGGATACGAATACCCACGACACTCATGTTAGGAAACTTATCTTTTAAATTATTAAGCATTATCTTAGTGAAATTACTCCATGAACCAGTAACACGATAAGTAGTGCCTAGTTTCCTATCTCGGATATGAACACCTAACCTCATATGAGATGTTCCCATAACAGGTTCAGGATCCCAGTGACGATGAACTAGACGATGATAGTTCAAATGATTTGCCTCACCATCAGTCAAAATAACACAGTGAACCTTCTGAAGTTTAGTTTCTCTTTGAAACTCAGGAAGAATCTGATGTAGTGCAACAATTGCCTCATTCAAAGGAGTTCCAGAAAGTTGAAGTCTTTCTGGAATGGTGTAGGCATTGTAAGCATAAGAAGAATAATAATGAGATATACGAAAGATATTCTTCATCTGCTGTTCCATCACTTTACCATTCACTCGACTAGTAAAGATATTCATCATGGCAAAGGAATCATCCACAGAGAGAAGATATTCTTTTCTCTCATAGTGGTTCTTTGTACTATAAGTTTTCATCTTACGAGTGATGGGATCAAAGAAAGAACGATTCCACTCATTAGTAAAAGCATAAACCTCAAAAGGAATATTCACTTTTTTACAGAACCACATCAGATTGAAGAGTTGTTTTAGAGTATCTTTAAGAAAGGGCCCCATTGAACCACTCCAATCCAGAACAAACACCAATCCATGACTCTTCCCGTCAGCAAGAGTAGTAACCTTTCTGAATAAGTCTTCATTGTATTTGTAAGTGTGGAGTTTGGTACAATCAAGAACACCTGTGCGAGCAGTGGTAGCGCGAGCATAGGCATCTGCAGATTTTTTACATTCAAACTCTTTTACGAGATAACTCACTTCCTTTTGGGTGGAACGTTTGAATTCAAGAAACTGATTATCAATAATATCATATACTTTGGGGTAGTTTAGCAACGCATGATTTTCACACTCGGCATGAACTTCCGTATTAGTGGCAATAACTGAGTTCAGATTGAGTTGAGGAAGTTCACAATAGATATTATTAATAGATTCTTCATTCATCAAATCCCGGAGATTCTTCTCTAGAGAGTCTGCAGTTTGAACTTTTGGTTCTTCAATGCCATCTTCATCTACAGAATCAGATGTAAATTCGGCATCTCCGCCACCACTACTATATGTTTTCTCCGAAGAATTAGTAGGAGACTCTTCCTCAGTCTTTTCCTGATTTTCCATTTCATTAGCACCACCAACATTATTGGGTTGCTGAGGCATATCAATATCTACTTTTTCATCATGATTCTGTTTACAATAATCGTAAAGTTCTTTGGATACTTCTAGGACTTCTTCCCAAGTTTCAGTATCGGCAATTTTACGAATCAGAGTATCTTCTTGAACAGAATTAAATTTAATATCAATATGATTACCAATCTTGAAGTACAGGTTTGCTCTGTCCGCAAGATTCATTTTATCTACGTCTTGTTCGTCAAGTTCAAAAAAATCATCCTCATGCATTTCGCCATAACCTTTGAAGAAAGATTTGGTGAGTCCTGGAAATCTTCTCTTGATTAGTTTTTCAATGCGAACATCCTCAACAATGTTCACAAACTGCATGGGAATACCTTTGGGAGTGTCAAGGTTAGGAGTAAACAAGGCATGTCCAACCTCGTGTCCAACCAGCATGTCATACACAGTACCACTTGCTTTATCCCAAAGTGGTAGTGTCAGGACACGAGTCTCAACATTGAAACAAGCAGTTTCAGTTTGACGATGCTCAACAATCAAGTCTTCTGTGGCAAGCAGTTTAGCAAGTTGAGATTTAATTTCGTGCTTAACTGCCATAAGTTCGTTTCGTATGGGCTCATCATACACCAAAAGCATCCTTCTGGAAGGCTTCCAATCGAAAAACTGTCACCCTAGTTCTGGATAGAGTTTTTCGATGTCATTTCTATATAATTTTTTTATATTTGATGTGAGAGCATCTGTTTTCTTTAGTTTCTGCCCCTCATTTCTGGTTGTATATTTAATTAATGCATTCATTTTTATATCAACACCAACAATATTACTCAACCATTCATCAAATGATTTTTCAAACCCATCTTCAAATTTCCAAGTATGAGTCTTTTTTGATAAGAAATCAAGTTGATTACGATACCAACTTTTCGATTCAGTGATTGGATAGTTCTCAAGCATATTATAGAAGTAAAACGGATCTTCCACAGACTCTTGAATATCTGAACCATACATGTATGTTAGAAAGAATGATGCGGATATAAATCTATCAATCGGGTTTCTGATAATCGATACATGTGGAATATCATTAGATTCCAAATACTCCTGATAATATTCTCTATGAAAATGAGCTACTTCGATACCATTAAAGCTATGATACATCGTAGTTAGATTTAGATTGTTATCCCAGTCCCAACCCTGTGCCTCTAAGTTTCTTTCAACAAATCTTCCTGCAGTTCTAGGAATATGAACAAACAAGAATCTTTTACCAGTTTCTCTATGCTTGAAGACTGCCATATCATACCATTCTACTAAACCCTTTCACCTTTTCAAATTGAATGCACTTTTCAAATCTATCTTCCATCCCCTGCTTGTGAGAGATAACAAAGACATTTGCATCCTGGATAACGAATCGAATAATCTTCAGAAACTCTTCAGTACCAAATCCATCCAAAGAACTGTCGAACACCTCGTCCATGATAAGAAGATTTGTATTAACAGAGTTCTTCAATCGTGCTACTTCACGCCATGTGAATAGCAGTGCTAAGTCGATTCTCATCTTCTCCCCCTCGCTGAAAGAAGCATAAGAAAAGTTGTCATGTATAGGAGACTGGACGGTTTCGTTAAACTCTTCATCTAAAGTAAAATTAATGAAGAAGTCCATCATCTGTAGATAACGGTTTACTTGCTGATTTATCAGCGGTAGATACTTTTTGATGATTTTAGTTTTGACTCCACCGTCCTTGAGCAAACTATACGAAAAATCGTAATAGTTTATATTATCTCTTTTGGAAGCGAGTTCGTCGTATGTAGTTTGTAAGGTGTCTTTAAAAGATGTTAACTTCTCATGTTCACTATTTCGGTTTGCAAAGTTCTCGGTAATTCTTTGAATTTCCGATTCCAAATCCCTGACTTGTCGTTGACATCCAGAAATCCTAACATTGTTTTGAGAAATGTCATGTGTTAGGGAAGTTACCTCCTTTGATAGATTAGAGAATTGACGCTCTCGCTCTTCTTCTTCTTTAATTGCCTGCTCTAGTTCTTTATAACCAGATTGCAACTCTTTCGCTTTATTTTGAGCGTCGTCAATCTTATTTATTCTGAAGTCCTCTTCTATAGATTGTGTACAGGTAGGACAAACCATATTCTCTGTGAAAAATTTATGTTCCTTCGTAATTGTTGATACTTTGTTAGAAATCTTACCCTTAAGATTGCCAAGTTTACGCAATTTGGTAGTTGCTCCAGAAAATTTTTCCATCTCATCATTAAATTCGTCAACTTGATTTGTCAGAACTTCATTACGATTAATTAAATTATTTTCTTCTGTGAGAAGATTGCTGATAGAAGTTTCCTTATCCTCAATATTTTTCTTACCGCGCTTTTCAAGTTCCTCAATAAAATTCTCTTGCATTTGAACTTTATCATTTAAAGACTCTTTCTTTAATTCAAGAACTTTAGTTTCATCTTTTAATTCACGAATTTTATCCTTAATGATTGTATTCATATTTGAGAAGATACGAATATCCAACAAATCTTCAATCACTTCTCTGCGATTGGTAGCAGATAGTTGCATGAAAGGGACGAATGTACTACTACCTAGAATTACAATCTGAGTGAAAGACTTATAATTCATCTTGATTACATTTTGTTCAAACCATTTCTGCTGATCGTTTACAGCAGAAGACTGATCTAGAACAACATCATCTCGATAAATTTCAAACTTATTTGGTTTAATTCCTCTGATAACTTTCCAGGAAACATTGCCAACAGAAAACTCTACTTCAACAACACAATCCTTTTCATTTACAGAATTAAGTAGTTGAGGTTTGTTAATTTTGCGGAAAGGTTTTCCAAATAAAGCAAAAGTTAGAGCGTCTAATACAGTAGATTTACCTGCACCATTTGTTCCAACAACTAAATTTGTTTTATTCTGATTTAAACTCATCTCAGTAAACTGATTACCAGTACTAAGAAAGTTTTTCCAACGAATTTTTTCAAATAAAATCATGTTCTGTTTTGGGCGGGATTACAATATCATTCGCAGAAATTACACAGTATCGATAATTATGAATTTCGCAAGATTTAATCATCAAATCATCTTCTATTTCTATAATGTGCATCTCGGGAGAATCATCCTCCTCTAGCATCATAGCATATCTTGTAGCATCATCCTCTTCTTCAAAGAGGTAAAGCACTTTTTCACCATCTTCATTTTCTACAGAATATGCTCCTTGAGATTCTTTACCTAGCACAGTTAGAATATACATTAGACTAACTCACATGCTTCCTGATATACATCTTGCATAATTCTTTGAACTACAGATTTGTCAAGATTTATTTCAGCCTCATGAATGTATCGGTTTAGAATAGAAAGAGTATCTTCCGATTCAAATGCTTCAAAATCTTCTGCTTCCTCTATAACAAAATTTTCTACAATTTTTAATTCTGATACATTAGACTCATACAACTTATCAATAAATTTCTCAAACTTTTTGCTATTTGATTTTGTTCTTACAATGACTTTGACAATCTTACCTTCATACTCGCGAGTATCAAAAGTTTGGTGAGGAGTATCTTCATAATAGATATTATAAAAAATTCTATAAGGATTATTTACTGGAGTATGTTCCAGAGTTTCTGTGTCAAAGATATGAAATCCACGAGTATCATTTACATCGTTCCAAAACATTTCATAGGGATTGCCCAAGTAATAGATTCGTCCATCATCCGATCGAGTGTGATAGTGACCGGAGAAGACTTTCTCAAACTTTGAATATAACTCACTTGCATGGCCATGATCCATGATGATGCCTCTATGAGCTCTAAATCCTGAGAGTTCAAGGTGCCCCATCGCACACTTGCTATTTGAATTTTGAATAATCTTGAAAGTCTTTTCCTCATTATCTTGATTGATCCAGGGAATAAAAAGTATATTACTATCATCTATCTTAACTTCGGTTGCTTCTGAATAAACCGTAACATTATCATACTCACGAAGAAGAAGATCTACAGCATTTACATCATTAGTATTTTTATAGTATGCAGTATGATTGCCAACAATAGTATGAACACGAATGCCCATGTCCCTTAGTCTATCGTAGTAATTATTCTTTGCCCATGCTAGTGCAGAGAAGTCAATACCTTTACGACTATCAAAAGTATCACCCATATCTACAATCGTAGTAATACCATACTCTTCCAAGTATGGGAAGAAAATATCATTATAGAACTTTAGAAAGTAATCGTGAAATAACTTAGAGTTCTTTCTGGCCCCGAAATGCTGATCGCTAATAATGACGACTTTCATTTACCACCCTTCCGTCTATTTTCTTTCATAGTTAAAATCTGTAAATTGTCTGGATGATGGAGTCCTCCTTTACATATGGGAGTAATGTGATCGACCTCATAGAGCACCCCAGTTGTAGAAGTCATTATAGCACACTTTTCGTAAATAGTCAAGATTGCCTCCTTTTCGTCCGGTGTAAGAGTTGGAGTCTGGAATCTCTTTGCTGCTCTTCTCTTTGCGGCTCTTACATTATTCCTTAATTTACCACCTTCTGTTTGACTATACCTTTTATTAATTTCTCTAAGGTCCTCTCGTCTTCTTTCTCTATTAGCATCCCACTTCTCCTTAGTCATATACCCATCACAACAACCCTCAAGAAGTCGTTTAACTCCTCTTTTATAATTACACGGATAACACCCATAACTACTAACATATTTCTCGCAGCTTCCACAGTGCTTACACGGCGTAGGACTAGTGTAAGTTTTCTTACCTTCTTCTATGGCTTGTAATCTATTCTGGTTACAGCGAGTCATTATTCTTATAGTCGGGGGAAAACTATTTATATTATTATATCATATTATGCGGACTTATGCAATAAAATCCCCCGACCCCATTGCTGCCGCTTAATTACTAGTTACGAAGCTTGGAATG